AACTTACGGGAAAATGATGAAGCAAGTAACACAGCCTGAGGACATACGCTTGATGCAGTTGGCTCACCTCTGTTCTTATACATCCAATCAACTTGAGCCATTAAAGCCTGTTTTAATGCTTTAGGCAGCTTATCCGATTCATAGCCTGTATTGTATGTGACCGTATAGTTATGGCCTGTCTCAGCGTTTATCCATTGCCAGGGTGTAACGTATGAATTATCTATAGCATAGAACCATTCCATGCCACCTGAACCCAATGCGTTAACGTAAATCGTTTTATTCTGCTGGGTTGACACTGTGTACTCATCGATCGGTAAAGTTGTTTCACCTTCAGTAACACTAGCAACCGCGAAGTTAGGACTTAAAGGCAATTGAAGCGGAATACCATTCCATTCTACCTTAACATCACGATTAGCAATACCGACATTTAACCATCCCTCGATGATAGAACGTGCGCCGATCATTAGGCCCATCAAGTCGTTATCTTCACTGGCGTAATCAGCATCTATCCTGGAATAAGCCTTTTGTTCAGCTAATGTGACAGGCTCGGTAATATTAGGTGCATCGTCGATGATCTGGTATGACATATCTATTTGTATTATACTCAAATGTACATATAAATGTTACAAAAAATTGCTTTGGATATTTGTAAATTTGTTTTATGGCAATGATAAAAATGTTTAAGTCAAATAAGACAACTAAATCAATTAATCTTAATCAAGATGTATGGGTTGTGAATGATTATGCAAACCACCTTGACATAAGGTATAAGTTTAGAGGTAAAGGCCGTTATGTGAACGCTATTATCGATAAGTGGAATCATAAAGGGACTTCATATAATCAAATAATTGGCGAGAACGGATTAAAAGAAATAGAGGTTGATGAGGAATTCTACCTAAGACTAAGCCTTATTTCTTAGGTTTACCCTTAGTTTTCGCCTCTGCTTTAGGTGCCGTTTCCTCAATCACTTTTAAGGCTTCTGCTTTCTCCGCTTCAACCCTTTGCTTCTCGATCTCATGCGCTTTATCCTGCTTATCCTGTTCCGTTTCGGTTACCTCAGCATTTTTATCCGCTACTTTACATAGCTTATGTTCTTTAGTCAGATAGTCGAAGTCAGACTGAGTAGCTACCTCGAATACGTCTTTTGGATCGTAAATACGGCCTGATGGAGCGTAAAGAAAACGATGTAATGCCTCAACTTTTAACGATTGTTTTTCTTCCATGATTGTCGGTGTTGTGTAAGCACTAAGGTAAGTTTTTCGTTACATAGATACAAACGTTATTTTAGTGTGTAAATTAGGGGTATGAAAGAAGGAATTGAATTAACATGGCTAGAGTTTTATAAAATGAACCCGCCTAAAGAATATGAACAATCTCAAAAGTTTAGAGATTACGATCAATATTTAATCGATCATAGGAATGAACTAGGTAGGGAATGGTTAAAGTTCCATAATAAAAAACATTTTTAATATAAGATTATGAAAAAACATGAAAAAAAAACCGCTCGTTTTGGAAAGCATAAAGGAAAATTGATTTCATGGATTATTGAAAATGACAGACCTTATGCTGAGTGGCTTGCTAGATGGTCTAATTCCTTAACCTCAACTAAAAAAGCTGCGCAATCACAATTAGATAAATTAAATAAATAACTATGAAAAAACATGAGCTGCTGAAATATGCATATGACAACTATCCAAAAGGAACTAAGTACACAAATTTAGGATCGAAAGAAGTATCTACATCTAGTGGAGTGTTCCATATCGACTCCAATGGAGTTAGAGACAGTGAAACTTATTCATTCGTCCTAGGCACAGAAGACAAATGGGCTGAAATCATTCCAGAAAAACCAGCTTCAATCCTAGATGGTAAAGTAGCTATCCAAGTTAATAACAAACGTGAATTTAAGTTGTTGATGGAGCATTACGAAAGTAAGGGATTCAAGTCTCACGCTACCTATAAAGCTTTTTTGGACACATACAACATTACGAGTAGTTTTAGTGAATTACCTACTGCTGTGTCTTATTGTGATTATTTTGGGCACTCCAAATTAAAGTATTGGAAAGAGAACGGATATAATATAATCCCCTTCGCAGACTTCGCTAAAGAAGTAGGAATAAAAGTTCCTGTATTCATCATGAATTCAGAAGATGGAGTACCACTATATAATTGTGATGAGGCATGGGTTGTATATAATTTAAAAGGAATTTTTTATTTAGGAGATAGAATAGATTTAATTTTACCTTTAGAAGGTTACGCTTTTAAAACAGAGCCTAATAATAATAAGCTTTTCTTTTCCAAAGAAGCTGCCGATAAGTGGATTGAGGAACAGAATAAGCCGAAATCATTAACTCTAAAATTGTTTGATGAATTCCATTGGGCAAAAATAAATAAAAATGATATTGAATTTAAAGTAGGCACTCCTGATAGCCATAATACTATAATTATTAAACCCTCTGATTTAGAGGATATGCTTCATGCCTACCAATCCCTCCAGTAAATAAAAAAGCCCGCTATCATCACGACTGCGGGCTAATATGAAAAACTAGAAAACTTAAAACTAAGGTTTCGAAAGCGATGTAATAGCCGCGGAGAACGTACCTTTCACAAACGCATTCAACCAATTCGACTTAACATACAATACCGCTCTCATTTCAGCAAGGATTGTAACTAAGTTTTTGATAAAGTCATCATTAACATAACCGATCTGGATATTTACATCTTCACGAATAGCCAATGTTGCTTTCTTAAAGTCACCTACTAAGAAAGTTCCAACAGCTACACCGTTGTTAGCTACAACACGAAGTCCGGCGATAGTCATTCCATCAGCAGAACTAAATGGAGGCAACAAATAACGACCTTCAGCATCTTTAACTAACTGCATTGCATAGTAATCAGCAGGGTTAACTACGATTGTATCAGCAGTGAAGTTAGCAGCAGCAATCTGAGCAACAGCAGCCACCATAACGTCGAAACGATTTGGAGTCGGAACTAACAATGCCATTGTAGATACAGCAGCAAATGTAGGGGCAACAGTTAAGATACCTCTAAGGTTAGGCGAAGTACCATCACCGGAAAGAATCTGCTCATCCAATTTCAAAGCTACCAACTCTCTTAATTCAGTGTTGATCTCACCTTGCAGGAATTTAATGTCTGCCAATGCTTCTTTAGATACTTTAATCCAAACAGCGATTTTCTCAACCTTTGCAGTTGCTTCTACAATGTCGAAATCTGTCTGAGGCTTAGTAGCACCCTCCGCGACCATTCCAGCTACACCTGGATCAGCATTCTTTTGCTCTGCCCATGCAATGTACATGTTATCAGTAGTCAGAATGCGAACCAATTCACGCATAAACGGCTGACGTCTTTGAATACGAGCAAACTCAGAATCAAAGTTAGTCAGACCAATTGTACCAGTATAGTTAGTGCTGATTTGCATTGTACCAGCCGCTTTCATGGTGAAGTTTACCTTACCTGACTGATCTTTAGACATTGCCTCTAATGCACCTTTGTTAGTCTCAACAAGGTCTTTAAGTTCTGCCTCAAACGATTTAACCACGTTAGCATCGCCAGTCTGTAGACCTTTAACAACTTTCGCAATATCATCATGCTGTTTTTGCATTTCAGCGAAGATATTTTCAAGAGTTTTCTCCTGGTTATCTGCTGTATCTTTTAATTTCAATGATTTAAACGCCGCTTCTGCGATTCCGTTAATCAATGTTTTTGCCTCATCAGATCCTACTTCTGCTTTTAACAGTTTAGCTAGGTTGTCGGCTACGTAACGTTGCGCTACATCTTTTGCTTTTTCTTCAACGGCTTTAATAGCTTCCGCTTTTTCCGCTGCGATTTCTTCTGGTGTCATATACCTTTTAATTTAAAAAATGTGATAAAAATGAATTGTTTTTTTGACTGCTCGCAGGCGGGTCTATTTGAGTGACTTTAGTCGGCTCAATATTATTGATGTTTCCTGTAGAACTATTACTACCGAAAACCACTAAACTACTTTCTCTAACGTTTTTAGCTTCCTTTACTACAAAGAAGTAAGGGATATATTCAAACTCATCTTTGTTAGCTATAACACTGATAAACTCATCGTATCTTTTCTTTTCTGTAGCGTCTTGTGGCGCGTTACTGTCCATTGCAAACTCAATTGTAACGTATTGCATCCTAACACTGGCCTCTATCTGGTCCCCACTTTCTAGCCATTCCTTAGCTTTACTATGAATAACCTTATCCTTTGGGAATTTATAGATCAATGCCTGGGTATCTCCAGAATACGGCTTCCCAAGTAGTGAGAATGGCAACTTAGCAGTGAACACTTCAATATACTCTTTACGGACAATAACATCATCAATACACAAAGCATGATCAGCAACCAAATAATTGTTTCCTTGCTGCTCTTTGATTGATTTAGTCCATAACCCATCTACATGTAAATCATTATGGCTATCTAATACTTTGGTTGTGTTTACCGCTATGTAATAGTAAGCATCATCTATTTGAATGCCTTTAGTTTGATCCTGAAACTTAAGTAGATCCAATGATTTACATGATACGCTTAACCCTTTATCACAAGACTTCTGAATATCAGCTTTCTTAGCGTCGATTATCAACGATATGTTTTCCCTTAAAGATGAAAATAATTCTTCCTTGTTAGTAAAGGTCTTATTAGGAAAATATATGCTTTTAATCATTTCTTAAGTGGCTTGTTTACGTATTTCAGTTTTTCTTCGATTTCCTTAACAATCTTAGGATCTTTAATCTTATCCTTCAACTGCTTTAGTTTTTCGTTTGATTTCTCATCCATAGTAAAGCAAATATAAATAAACTATTCATTGTAATGCAAATGTTACAAAACTTTATTTATGTTATGGGTATATTTGGATATGGAAAAACAATATTATATTACACGAACAATAGAGGAAACGTATTCAGTTTATGCAAAATCTGAACAAGAAGCCATACATAAGCTGCCAATAAAAAGAGAACGATATGACCCTTTAAAAACCGTTATTATAAAACAAGAAGCTATAGAGGCTAATAAAAACAATATTTAGCATGAATATTTTGTATATTATTTCCATTACTGGATTGTTTGTATTTTTTATATGCGGTATTTGTTTTGCAAATTCCATTGAATCTAAAAAAAACAAAAATATTGAAACCATTTTGTTATATGGTTCTTTAACGGGTTTGTCTTGTTTTATTGTTTCTTTGTTTTTAATTTACTGTTATTAAATAACCTTCCCATTAACAATCCTTCCCCTTTTAATCAGCGCATTATAACGATTCTGCGACATCAAGCTCTGTGTGCATCGGCAATTTATTTTGTTTTTCATCTCAAACTCTACATCCCCTGGCCTTTCCCCTAAGTCTCCTTGTAAACTGAATTTATCATCCATCGGAATGATGGTATTGTTTGTTTCTAAGTGCGTTGGCCTTTCTTTAACATCTGCACGCCCTAACCAAACTTTATAACCGCCTCCTCCTTGCTCTTCGATCCAGCTACGGGCAGCAATCTCTTTTCCTAGGTTCGCTATTGTCGTAGCCTCTGTACGCGATATAACTAATGACCGGCCATTAAAATACTGTGTTGTAAACTGTTTAAATATCCTAGTCCGCCCTGCTCTGTCAATCATTAACGAGTAATCCTGACCTAATGCACGTTTAAGTAGTTCGACTGTAGTATCATTTAAATCGGCCTGTATGCGTGTCGTGTAAGTAAGCGCATAATCCCTAAGCGTACTACTCCACACATCAATCAGAAACTCTATTGCACTAGCCTTAGTCGCTCCACCTTCGATCCTACGTTGATAATAATACTCTTTACGCGCCATACTCATTCCGATCTGCTGAAATATCTTTAGATACATATCACGCCAGACGTTTTGATCTATCAGCATATCAACAGGAACGTTATACACGTCATTGCCCTCAACCCAAGCTAAAACGGGAGCGATGGACTTCTTTAAAGCCGCTCTGACTATCGGCAATATCTGTTTCTCTGCGTTCTTATGGAATTTAGCGAACTCTATACGCTCTTGTCGGAATAGTAAGGCTATTGCAGATGGTCTGGCTTTGTTCATGTATCTAACTTGTTACATCAAAGATAGGGAATAAGGGGTATATTTGGGGTATGATTACTAAAGTAGTGTACGACAATAAACCAACATCGGTGTTTATATCAGAAGAAAAAGGGAGAAAAGATTTTGTATTATGGGCTGGTTTTAAATTATTAGGTGTGTATAAATCTGTAGATCAATGTAAATTTATGGTAACAAATCAATTTAAAGATCAAGGTTTTGATGTTAATCTCCTTGAATACCGTTAATATCATCCGGCAACTCCACAAGCAACATAGCGGCATCTTCCATACCTTTTATGTAAGCTTCTATTAATTCGGTTGCGTCGATGGTTAAGGTCATTTTAAAATAGATAAGAATATGAAATACAATTATGCAAAAATAACATACATTAACTGTGATTCAGTTGAGTATGGTTATACAATTTGTGAACTCGATCAAATACAGGAAAACCTATTCCCAATTGATATGGATTTTAAAGATTTCGTTCAAGAACACGAGTTTAAAGAAATGGGTTATGCTTTACCTTCTATAAATATAGAATTAGTAAAGTTGTCTAAATGGCAGTTCAATAAATGGAAGAAAGAGCATGATTTATAACTGTTCCGCACTAGGATCTAACCCCTCAAACTCACCACCCAACACATCACCTAATTTCATAAGCCCACTAGCAACTAGTATCGCCGACCCTTCCTCACCACCTATAGCATCCCATCCAAAGACAGAACGTTGCTCGTCAACACGTAGCAAAGGCTGTCCGTAAACCTCTTTCATTAACTTTAAGTCTGGAGCAAGTTCTGAGTATTCTGTTAAATCATGACAGGCAACTATATCAGGCCACCATTGTTGAATAACCTTGTTTAGCTTTTGATCGAATTTACGTAGTTCTGGAATAGCAGTGTTAGTTACTAAGGACTTGAACCCGACAATGATACTGTTCTCAGAAACACTTGATGCCGCCGGACTTAACGCCCATGGTACGCCTAAGATCGTAAATATATTCTTCCAGCTTGCATCTTCAGCCTGAATCAATTCCATTTCGGCTAGTGTATCGCCAAAGTTCTGAACGTTAACAAAGCCATTAGTCCAATACTGCTTCCTGTTATTCTCAGCACCTTCAAATGTCTGACGATGCCTGTCTCTAACCGCTTCCATCTGCGGGGCTGTCATTTTCTCTGTTACATCACCATTAGCATCTACATGAACATCAGAACTAAATAAAGTACCTCTGCCACCGTTAACAAATGCGGCCCCCTGAGCGATGTTATTCTGCTTACTTAGGTTTATATCCAATGACCCTACTTCGTCCGCTCCTAGCCCCTTTAAACTGGCTATATTTGGATTCCAATGCTTAAGGTGTAGCATGTATTCTTTCTCAATACGAATACTAGTGCCATTCCAAGCGGTAAAGACGTAATGAGATATGTTATCGTAGTTATCTGTAGACTGAATCGGCTCTACTCTTGATCTGCTCAATGAGTGAACGTATTGAGGAAGTTTGTTCCTAGATAGATCGCCAATAGGCTCAAAGAATAAATAACCATCACCTAGCGTGTACTGATGCCAGAAGTCCTGCATCATTTCAATACCAGACTGATAAGCGTTAGGATTGTCGAACAAAGCGTTTAAAGGATGATTCTCTACTTCCTCTAGATTTAAAGCCTTTAAAGCTACTCTTTTCTCGTTACTGATGGATTTATTATAGAAATCACCTAACAACGCTTTATTAGCCTTAGATTTGTTCTTAGAGAACATTATAGGCGGTTCAGTTAGTTTGTTAACTAGAATATTCGAACCAGCATAAAAGATCTTGTTATGATATGCTTCAGTACCAGATATTGACAGGTTAAACTTTTTACCGAACACTAACGGCAATGATGCGCCTAAATTTGGATAAGCCTTATTGATAGATTCAACTGATTTGCCGAACATAACGCTCAGTCCCTTTTTTATTTGCATATCCAAAGATAGTGTTTGTGTAACAATTACGCAATATACAAAAACCCCTAACAAATTAATGCAGGGGTTTTAAATTACCGCTAAGAATAGCGACAAACTTAACGATTTCTTATATAGAATTCCTCAGCAAAACCTTGCGAACACATTGACCTAATATCTGCGTCACATTTTATTTTATCTTTTGCCCACTTCATTTCTGGTATTAAGTTTACTGCTGATTTATGAAAATATACTAATCCTGGCTTATTTCTCTCTGGTCTTATGTATAAATCTAACTTTGGTACATCTTCGTATTTAGTAAATCTTTTGAATGGTAAATTAAACTCACCCCATAATGCAGTTTTCTTAGTCCAAGGCGAGCCAAATTCCCATGGCTGATAAACAAATTTAGGCTTACCAAGAAATTGCTTGAGTCTGCCGTTAAATGGATTCTCTATAACCCACCATTTTGGATTAGCTTCTTTAATAATACGCAAACAATGGTTTACTAAAAACATTCCCTTTTCTAAGTCGCCAATATGG